TTAGCTACAACAGCGTAAGCCTTGGCGTATTCACTTTTCTTTAGTTGGTTGTCGTCCATGTAGGACTTTACAAGACTATCTAGTTTGTCTGAAGATGAGGCGAACTCACCGTCTACATCGGACTTACCAAATTCTTCCATAGAGGCTCCAATAGATGCGTCACACGCCTTTAGTGCTTCCATGATTTTTTCTTCTTCTGCGAACTTCTCTACTAAAGACTTAGCTACAGCTAAATCAAAGTGTGGTAGAGCTTCTTCAGCACTCTTAGTTAGAGCAACATCAGCTTTTTCTAAAGCCGCCGCTTCAAGTGCTTTAAGGACTGGAGCAGGGATGTCAGATTTAACTACCATCTCGCCTTCTATGTCCATCATTTCTACTTCAGCTTTCTTTTCGATTGCTTCAGCAGTTATTACGTAGCCGTTGTCTATAAGACCTTTACGAAGTGTTTCATTTTCAGCTTTAAGTGCTTCTACTTCAGCTTCTAGAGGGTTAACCTCTTCTGCCTTCTCAGCAACTTCTGCTTCTTCTGTAACTTCTTCAGCTTTTTCCATGTCATATCCAAGAGCTTTCATGGCGTCTGCACGACCACAACCCTTGTCTTTCATATAATTAGCTACTTTAGTTTCCATTTCTTCATTCATTTTATTAATACCTTCAAAGGAATTGTCACGCTTGAAGAGGCTAACCATTGCCTGTGCATTGGCTGGACGATCCACTAGGGAAAGTTCTTCAAGGTGCAAGTTTTTTAGGAGATTAGGCAAGTTAGATTTCCTCCTTAATAGCACGTCCACCTATAGAGAACGCGGCGAGTTCACCAGACTTCACCATTGCCCAGACATCATCATCGAATACTTTGTAAGCGACAACCCATCCTTCACGGTCAGACTGGATACCTAGAGAATCACCAATTTCTTTAGTGATCGGGAGTGAGTGTACAACGACACCTACTTGATCCCCTGTGTGCATAGCCTTGCCGACTCGCACATGCTCCATAAATTCATTAACAGCTTTCACAAGAGTGTCAGCCTCTATTACATCACCTTGTCGGTCTACTACAGCTTCACCCTTTTCGGTTACTACTGAAGCCCAACCATAGACTAANCNNTGTTCGTCGTCAGTCTTAAGGATCTTACCTTCAATNTTTGCTTTAGTCATATCACTCACCGATGTATTAGCTTCCCACATACGACATGACCAATAGCCAGCCGTTGTTTTATCTTTCTTTGTATCGCAAGAGTGCCTAGAGCGGAAATTGGCTCTTGCTTTAGGGTCATCTCTTCGGATCTCCATATTAGGATCTCCAAATGTAACTCTCTTAACCTTACCACCAGACTGTACAAAGACTTCAAACTTCTTGTTGCCCCCTTTGATGCGTCTAGGCTTGTTTAGAGTGACTTTCTCTCCCTGATAGTCTGCCTTAGCAAACTCTGTCTTCATTACTTCAGCTACAATGGCTCTGAGAGCCTCTATGCGGTCCACTGAGGGCTGTTCAGCATCTTCTGGGACTTTACCCCCCATATAAGCCATGTAAGCCTCGTGTGAGGCCGCTGGCATGTAAACAGCTTGACCTTGGTAGTCGTATACGTGAGTTGCTCCATCTAAACCTAGATCCATAGACCTAATTCTAGCTTCAGCTTCAGTTGTAAATACGTCTGTTGCGTATTGTCCTTTTAAAATACTCAATGGTTTGGCCTCGCATTATCTACTAAAATTAAATCAAAATTGCATGATACTCGTGTGCCAGCACTTTCAACTTGATAGGCAATCATGTCTATGTCAGTTTTCTCAGGAAAGTGTAGCGGTATAGTGAAATCATATCTATAATTATTCTCGTACACCTCAGTTAAGTGTCTAATCCTAAAAGACCTACCAAACTCTCTTGCGTACAACCTACACTGAGCGTCCTTACCTTTGTTTGTAGAGAAGTCAAGATTAAGTAGATAAGCGGTGAACCCAGCAGGTACTGTATAAACAGCCATTAGGGTCTGAGCTAATTCAGCATCAACCTGAGCTACTATAGTACCTGTAGCACTTGTGGTCCTAGCTGTAACAACACCTGAGTTAACAGTGCCGTGATTGTATTCTATACGATAAATACGCTTGAACTGCTTAACTGTAGTAACTGCTGTAGTACCACTCATCTGAATAGACTCAGTTATANGGAGGTAATTCTCATCGAGTCCCTCAAGGAGAACAGTATCTGTATCAGCATTGTCTGTTGAGATAATATACAAAGTCTCCGCAGTGTCTAGAGCAGACCAAGGGTAAAGACCTCCAACACTCCAGACACTCTCTGGGTCAGAGTTACTACCTATATCGAAATTAGCACCGAATTTCTGCACTGACGAATAATAGTTAACATCTCCCTGAGCTATAGCTAAAGGATCGTGTTGATATATAAGTCTTGACCAAGTTGTCATTTATAAATCCTTTAGTTACAGCCATACTCTTTGTGGAGCATCAGGTGTCACACCATAAGATGTGTCTAATGTTTCTACAGTTTCTCTAACTGCATCACCTACTAATCTAATGTTCACATGCCAGCCTGTCATAGCTTGCATCTCAGGATACTCCATGCCCTCATCATCTGTCAGGGTGTTACCTGTAGGCTCATATAACGTACCTACAACGTCTATAGCGTAGTCTGCAGTGTTAGTTACTAAATCACCTTCTTCATTATAAAAGTCGGAGAGTACTGTAGCCATAGATGCTTCGTTAGTTAACTTAAGGTAATAGTCAATCTTTATTCCTGATTCTTCCATCATGTTGAAGCCTCCTCAATACCTGTGTCTGTTAGGTCTTCATCCCACATTCTGAACTTACTTATTGTACCCATAAGATTGAAACCAATCTTTAAGTTCGTAGATGACAAATTAGGTAAAGCTGATGGTGTTGTGTTAGCTGTTAGTGCTGTGCCAGATATAGAACCATTAATAAATCCTGAGCCATGGCGAGAGGCGATGTTAAAGGGCACGTTAATGCCAATGTTAAATGCATCGGAGTTCACACTATCCACAACTCCAGCTTCTTCCTGTGTAAAGTAGATCTGCCCATCTAAACTACCCTCGGTGGTAATGTTTGCGATAATGCCGTTATTTGAGTCAAGTGTCCAATCAAACAGTCGAACAGTGCCAAACGCACCCGTATCAGCATAAGTCATCTTGCCATCCATTTGAATAGACATGTTAGTAGAACTATAAGGTAAGTTAGCCGCAGGGACAGTCAGTGTCTCAGCCGCCCTTGTTACAGTTGATCCTGTTGTTGGGATGTAGCTTGATGGGGTTGAGGCAACTTCTGTTTGTGCGCCATAAATATAAACTGTAGATGAACTAGCATTAGATGAACTGTCTAAATTTGTAGGAGCTGTTGCAGAATCCCAAGGGAATGTTACAAGATTGTTATTGGCTCCAGTGTTACCAGTTACACTAATTCTATACCAACCATTATCTACATTTTCAACTGTATTGCTTATATAGGTAGTAGAAGATCCATATGCGCCTGTGTCTACAACTGTACCTGATGCAAAAGAAAAGTTAATTAAAAGTCCTTTAGTTCCAGCACCATGACCTAAAACAACATAATCAGCAGTATCTTTCTTTACATACAGAGAATGCGTAAAATTACCTGATATTGAACCACCTCTTCTAATATAGGGATTAGTTCCAGTTGGCGTTATCTTCCAGCCATTATTCGATCCGTCAGGGCTAGTAACAGAAGAAGCAGTAACACTTATGTTATTTTTAGTATAATTGTTACTGCTAAAAAGATTTGAATTAGTTGCCCTGTTAGTCCTAGCTTCACTCTCATGGAGTACGCCTTCGTTTACCCAAGTTGACCCATTGTAAATGTGGTGGCCTACTCTAGCAACATTATTACCTACAGTCACTATATTACCAGAACTGTTTGTCATTGTGGCTGATGATGCACGAGCATGAGTTACACTGCTAGACAGAGTGCTATCTGTACCGCCTGTCCTGTAGTAGCTCTGCTCGAAGTCAAACACTAGGTCAGGATCAAAGTTATTTACTGCATAAACTGAAAGGGAAGTATAACCATACTTAGTTACATACTTAAAATACCAATTAGCCTCCTTGAAGCTAAAGAAGGAATGATTATTAATATCGTAGCGATCAGTAGTAGAATCGAAAGTCATAGTGCTAGGTAAATTAGCTCTAACATAATCATTGTATATCTTTGTAGGATTGCTCATTAGTCCTCAACCTCATCTTCAATATTAACATTTATGTTCGGGTCGTATTCTAATTCAGCTATGCCCATAAGATCACTAATAACCTCTGGATGTTGAGACACATCAATGTTAGCACCATTAAGATTACGTAGGAAACTAGCGATCTCACGTAAGTCGTGTGGGGCAACATCACCAGCTTCAATAGTTGGCATCATGTCATAGTTCAGACCGTTCAACTCCCACAGTCGCTCGACCAACTGTTTGTTGAGAACATCTGTGATTGCTTGGATGTAACTCTCAAGCGCACGAAGGAACAGGTCTGTCTTCGACTTGGATAAGGCGTATGAACCACCTTGAGATCCTAGTAGAAGAAACTCGGAAAGCATAGATCTTGCTATGTCATGCTGATAACGCTTAACAATAGGATCAATGTCTATATTACGGCTACCACTAGAAGACATAAGTTCTATATCAACTAGTTTTTGGTTAGTAGGAGAACCATCTTTATCTGGATAGCTGTCAGAAGGTAGTATTATGTACCCTTGTTCGTTGAACTTAACATCTCTAAGGATCTGTTGTAAGTTTCCAACGAAACCTGACTGTGCGGCAGAAGCATCACCTGATAGGTACTCAGCAGGAATACGAGCTACTGGGATACCAGCTAGTTCACGTTCTACTGCAATAGCTTCTATAGCTTGTAGGTTATTAAGATATTCATAAGAAGTATAAGCGTTACGAAGAATAGAGCGACCACTTGGATCTCCATTTAAACTTGTTGTTCTATAATAAAGAGACTTATTAGTAGGTATATAGTTTCTACCGTTTCTATAACCTATCTCTTGTTCTATTCCTAACACTTCACCAGTCTTACGGTCTACATCAAACTTACTTATAGTCCAAGGCGCACGAGCCGCTATCTTACGAACACCAATACGTCCGTCTGTAAACTTAGAGTGCTTCTTAGGGGATCTCTCTGTTGGTCCTACACGTCTCTTGTATATAACTTCGTTCCAGCTAAAGCCATACGACAAATTAGATATAGCTTCTGCTATGTGGTCATCAAGAGAATGTTCCATATCAACTAAGATACTCTCAACAAACTCTTTCTCTACTATAGCTTCAGGACTATCGTCTACTGCTTTTACGTGTAAGTCTACATCTCTCAGGATCTGCTCAACAGCATACATGACAGCACCAATAGTACTATCGTTATCACGCATCTCACGATACTTGCGTATTGCCTTCTTACCTCGAAGTTCAGGTAGGAACTCGTCAGCACGGATTTGACCGTTGTATGTGTTATCACCAGCTACTCCTAATGTAGATTTAGCTTTTGATTCTGAGAGTTTCTTTACCATGACAATAATACTTCTATAGTTAACGTGAAAGTCCCTTTACACTAGAATAAGCGAGGGTCAATTTAGGTTTTGTGTATCCGTTGAGTGAGAGGTCAGTAATTGCCCATAC